GGGAAATCGTTTCTTACGATAACCCTTCCGGCCTTCGCAAAAGCGTTTGAAAAATCGCTTGAGGAAGGCCATGTCGACAAGCGTGATTTCCCTTCCTTTTCGAAAGTTAAGGTAAGGGATCCGGCCACTGGAAAGTGGCTAGACACGCCACGAATCCCGAGATTTCTCTCAGGTATCGTTGGACTTGTGTTTGACGAAGTGTATGGGACTCTTCGCAGAGATCCTTCCGTAGAAGCTATAGATGGTGTTAGGCAGATATGCCTTACCTTCAACAAGCTAAAACAGGAGACAACAGATGTCAGAAAGCGTAAAGCGATCAAAGCATATGTTCAATGCGAAGAAGACCTTCGGTCTGTCCACTTGGGTTCGTGGAGTTATCGCGATAAGTTTTGCGATATCTCTCGTTACCTCTTTGGCGGCGTGTTCTCTCACGTACAGGAAATCTTGTACAAAGGAGAGCTTGTCCCAAAGCATGGACCAGGCGCCGTCGTCGATCGGATCCGCGGAAACGCGAAGTACCGATCTAAACGATGGTCAGCCAGACTTGACCGGGTTATGTCCTCGGACAACTACCTCTTCAGTAATTCTGAAGCGTGGTGTCTGAAGTACAACCAGATCGATTTAGTTGCCCTAAAGGATGAGAAACCTGTAAAGGTAATCTTTGTCCCAAAGACAGCTAAGTCACCTAGGGTCATAGCTATTGAGCCTATTCATATGCAGTATGCACAGCAGTCTTTAATGCTGCCGTTGTGTGCTGCAATTGAGAAAGACGCGACTTTGCGTCACTCTATCTTTTTTACAGATAGTTCGGCCAATAGTAGTCTAGCTCGTTTATCCAGCAAGTCGCGGAAGTATGCCACACTTGATCTAAGTGAGGCGTCCGACCGTGTTCATGTTGGCCTTGTGTCATCGATGCTCGGAAAATTTCCCGAGCTTAGGCGTGCTGTCTTTGCATGCCGTAGTCCGATGGCCAAGCTTCCCGACGGACAATTAATCCGTTTAAGGAAGTTTGCGAGCATGGGTTCTGCGCTCTGTTTTCCGTTCGAGAGTATGGTGTTTATGACACTATGCACTCTGGCGGGTCTTAGAGTTTTAGGACTCACATGCAATACGCGAAATGCTCGGCGAGTTGCTAAGCAAATCGTTATCTTCGGGGATGACATAATTGTCCCCGTCGCATGGAGGGAGATGGTTACGGATGTTCTCCAGTCCGTCGGACTCAAAGTGAACCAATCGAAAAGTTTTTCGAAAGGGTTTTTCAGAGAGTCCTGCGGCGTGGACGCATACGACGGTCACTTAGTGACCCCAGTGTACGTCCGACACGAGATAGCCCGTAGTCGTCAGGATACAGAGAAGTTCCTGTCGGGAGTTGCCTCCTGTAATCTCTTTTACAAAAAGGGATACTGGAGTACCGCTCGATTCATGAGGCACTTTTTTGAGGACATAATTGGTCCTCTGCCTCATGTGACAGAGAATAGCTCTGTAGTCGGTTGGAAGTCCTTCTGGAACGCTTATTCCGTCGAGAGATGGAATAAAGTCCTTCATAGGTTCGAAATCCACGGTTTAACCGTTAGGACCCGGACTAGAAAGGATGTTTTAGAAGGCTACGATCGCCTTTTCAAATTTCACCTTTTGAAGGCGCTCAATCCTTCGAGCGTCTGCAATATTGAGGATTTTGAAAGGTCCGTGCTGCGCAATTCAGCTTACACTAAATTTTGCTGGACGGTTTCTACGTAGTGTAGAGATCGATTTACTCTGGTTAATATAAAAACCAGCTTAGGGAATCTCGAATTAGGGACAAAGAAACAAATATATAAATCAACAAAGACGGTGTTAGAACACCAATCCATGTCTTTTTGTATTACTTGTAACTTTTAACCCAAATCGCGGAC